ATGAACTAGTCGAGATACCTAGAAAACCATTATCCACAGCGTTAATTCAAGATTCTGTGGGCCTGATAAATCTAGATTTTGGTTAGAATCTTCGTTCGTGTTTGTAGTAGTCATTGTTGATCCTTTGTTTATTTGTTTGTCTATTTATGTAATTTCTTAATGATATTAGACATATCGGAGCTAGACGAGTGTCGTTTAGAGGCTTCAAGTTTGGGAGTAGATTCTACATCGATCTTGATCGTTCTGTCACTCTCATCTGAATTTAGTGTTGATGAAGGTATCGATATTATCGGTGTCATGATCGGCAATGTAGCAGTTTGCCAATCACGATTTCCTGCTCTATCAGAAATCTTGATAATACGTTGACCTTTGAAACCATTTAGGTAATCATCTCTATATTCAAAAGAAATGGTTGTGATACCTGCCGCTAAATTATTCGCCAACGACTCGTAAGCTTCTTCCTCTAATTCACCAGGATTGAGTGTAATAATTAAAACCTTTCCACGTTGCTGAGCGATGTATTGCAAAGACGTTAGATCTGTGAAGAGACCCATATTGATACCACCTTTACCCGTGTTGGCTTTGGTATTGTTGATATAGACGAAGTATCTAAAGGAGTCCACTTCCATGACCATCGGACCATCATCATCCATCAACCAGGTTCTGATTTTGTCCAGAAGAACATTAGGATCGGTGATCATAATTTCACCTGGATCTACGGTTTCGACAAAGTTCAGTAGAGTAATAGATTCACCTAACTGAGAAGCGATGTCCTTACCCAATGTAGATTTCCCTGAGCCAGTCAGACCAAGAACTACCAATAGATCACTTTCTAACGATAACGTTCTATCTCCGAGAGTGATTTTGGCAGAACCCGTTCTGTCTTTCACCGGGACAATACTGGACTCTTCTATACTGCTAAATTTGGAATCCCGAGGGGAATTGAATCCGCCCATACTTATACTAATCATGATAAACCTCTAGTTAATTGTTTGTAATCTATCCATTTAGTGCCTAAACAGGAGAGATCTACGTTCGAATTTAAATGCTGAATCGACTTATCGATTATCTCAGCGTCAACACTCCAAGAGAATGTGTTGAGAACTTCGTCTGAAATTTCATCTGGACTAAATTTGTACCAAATTTTACTGTTGTCTAAAAGGACTTCAGACTCAGCGGCGCTCAGACCGTTTCCATTTACTGGGAACTTTTCCGCGTGATCAGCTGCATTGATGAACGGGTCAGGGTAATCAAAATGCTTGTACCAAATCTCTTTGGTCAGATCAATCACATCATTGATAATTGGACCGGCCGCACGATAGTGATCCGTAGCGGATTTCATTCCAGCTCCCCAAAACTTCCTCATAGGCGAATAAATGCCACGTTCAGGACAAAGTCTATTCACCAGAAAAGTTACAGGATTGGGCGCAGGTCTCTTCAAAACCCCGGCTTCATCCTTATATACAACCATTCCAAGGAAAGAAATCCCATCTTCTACATCTACCGACACATAATTACTAGGTTGTTCCTTGGCTAGTAATTTTCTTATTGCGATATCTGCGGACTCTGATTTGCATCCAAATATACCATCATCTCCCATATCTTGGAGTCCCCAAATCGGATGTCTACCTTTCAGGAAATCATCAGTGA